GGCACTGGATCAGCTAAAGCAACATATCATGTTAATGCACAGAGCATTACAGTTGCTGGTGGCGGCAATCCATTGTATAATCCCGAGTTCGGCACTACTGCTGCCGCAAACTTGGTCATCTCTGGCGCTACAGCGAATGGTATGAATGACTCAACTGGTCTTCGTATCACCAACTTCACTGTATCACCAAACGGCGTATAATAGAAAGGGAGTCGCTTAAATGGCTGACAAGAAGGTATCACAACTTACTTCTTTGACAACCACGGCGGCTCCCGATCTGTTGCTGATTGTTGACGATCCAAACGGCACTCCCGTATCGAAGAGCATTACTATTAAGAATCTCTTTTCTACGGTTCCTGCCAATACTGCATTTTCAGCAAACGTGACAGTATCGGGTAATCGTGCTCTGTTCTCGTCAAATGTTCAGGTCACGAAAGCCACCACGGTCAATACATTTATCACCACGTTGACGGCATCAAATCCTTCAACAAACAATGCAACAACTGAATCACTCAGTGTGGGTCAGATGTTCTTCACAAACACACATCTTTACATCGCGGTAAATGCTACCACGATTAAGAGAGTTGCTTTGAGTACGTTCTAATGGATAAAGCTATAGCATTTCTATTAAATAATGGAGCGGGTGAAAATGCTCATAGCGGTCGTAATCTACTCGACCATCTGTTAGGTACTGCAGAAATACTTCGTTCATGGGACTGCGATGAAGATGTCATTTTGGCTGGATTGTTTCATTCTGTATATGGAACTGAAAGTTATCATACACAAACGATTAGTTATGATAATCGTGAACAAGTGAAAGAAGCTATAGGAGAACGAGCAGAACAACTAGCATATGAATTCGGTAGCAGGAGCAATCGGTTTAGTTCTTTCATACAGAATAACGAAACTGATTTGATTCTTATTGAGTGTGCAAACTTGATAGAACAAAAAATAAATCCATCGTATATAGCAGCTGCTACTGTGGTGGATTTACCTGTAAAAGCAAAAACAACAATAACAAATTATTTACAGAGTTACTAAAAATGCTATCAGAAATTCTACCATCAATTATTGCTTCAAAGGTCGCCTCTGCTGCTGGCGGTTTGATTGGAGGACTAACTATGTTTGCGTTCATGCGCCCTAAGACGATCCTTGACGCGACGATTCGTGGTGGTGTGAGTACTGGATCTGCTATTATTGCTGCGCCTGCATTGGCTAACTGGATGAAACTTGGTTCTAGCCCAGAAATGATGTTATTCTATGGCGCAGTTACTGGATTCGTTGCTTGGGGCGTGCTGTCTATGATAGCACGTTTCTTTATTCGAGTCGAAGAAAAGAATATGGATATTGTAGATACATATAAGGAAGTCAAAAAATAAGAAAATGTGAAATGAATGAAGGGTAACTTGAACGAATCAAACTATTTTCTTTATGCCGCACATCATTATTTGAATCCCTGTGTTGATCAACAAGAATTCTTTGAAGATCTAAACAGAATCAAGAATATTCGTAGATTATTCGGTCGTTATGAAAAGAAATGCGAACTTAAAGAACGACTTATATTAAACCATTTGGTTGTGTTGTATAATGTATTTGAGCATCAGGCGCTCACTCGCATGCTTGCTTTCAGACTATACGATCATCTACATTTGCTTAAACCATTTCTTATGTTATTAGGATATTGGCCAGATAAAATAGAAAATATCGGACCAGAACAAGAAACGATTATATCATCTAATGTTATGATGGATAATAGAATCGTCGAGGTATTAAGGAAAATTTAATGCTCAAGGAAGATGCACCAGCCATGTCTACTGGTCCTGCTGTTGCGGGCACTGGTAGCGACACAGTTCATTGGAGCAAACGCCAGCCAAAGATTGGTCCCAAAGGCAATCGTAAGAAATACGGGCAACCAATATCTTTCAACACTTTTATTCGCCGCCGTAACAAATACCTAGAAAACCTCCAGGTAGAAAGTTTGCAGCAGGTAAACGGCAGATGGGCGTTGGTGTCGAAAGAGACTGGTCGCCCTCTTGCTTATTATAAAGGCGAAGGAAAACCTTCCGATGAGTGGGTACAGAAACAGGAAAGACGAGTACAGTATTTCAAACACATGAAAGGATAGGTCATGGGTCTTGGGATAAAGATTGCAATCGGCGCAATCATATTGAGTTTGTTGGGTGGAAGTTGGATGTATATCAAAGCACTCAAAGCCGAACTACAGGTAGCTGCAGAAGTACAATCAAAGATGCAAGGCGTAATTGACGGGCAGAAAGCAGTCATGGAGCGTCAGGCACAGGATCTCAAAAAGCAGCAAGAAATCAACGAACAAGTAAATAAGAAGTTTGCCGACTCACAAAAGCAGGTTGGTGAACTCCAGAAGAAGTTTGAGAAAAAGAACTTCGATGAACTGACTAAAAAGAAACCTGATTTGGTAGAAAAGAAAGTCAATCGTGGAACTGAATATGCGCTTAGATGCAATGAAATTGTTACTGGTTCTCCATTGACAAACGAAGAAAAAACAGGTAAGATAAAGAATACTATCTGCCGTGATTTGATTGAACTATTGAGGAAAGAAGATGAACCTGCTAAGAAATAGTTTAGTTATCATTGCGCTTGGTTTTGCTCTTGCTGGATGTAGCGTCACCAAGCCCAAGGTATTAGTCAAGCCAGAGTTAATCGATCGCCCCGAACTTATTGTTCCATCGACGCAACCTATTCTTCAGTCAGGAATGACATGGATAGTCTTGACACCAGACAACTATGAGCGTAAAATAAAAGAGTTGGAAGCAGCAGGGAAATCTGTGACTTTGTTTGCACTATCTTCTCAGGGATATCGCAATCTTAGCATGAACGTTGCCGAACTTCGTAAATATATTCAGCAGCAAAATGCTGTTATCGCTGCTTATAAGAAGTATTACAAAAACGAAGAAAAGAAGCCAGCCAAAAAATAGTCTTGACAAATTCACTTGATCTTTATATAATGAACCTATGTCAATCACAACTGATCTCAAATATGCGGGAATGATCTCGCACAAACTTCTTTTGTACAAAAAGAAGAATGACCGATTATTCAACTTTCGCTGCCCCTTCTGCGGCGATTCTCAGCGCAACAAACTAAAGGCACGAGGCTATCTGTTCGAAAAGAGCGGATCGCTAATCTACAAGTGCCACAATTGCGACGTCGGCACATCCCTAGGAAAACTCATTGAACTCGTCGATCCAGGCATCGCACGAGCATATCGTCTTGAGTCATTTCAAGATCGTGCTATAGCCAATACAAGCACCGATGAGTTCATTATACCTAAGAAAGAGGTAGAAGTACCTAAGACGATACTCGATGATATAATGCCGCGACTGGATCAGTTGCCAGACACACATCGTGCAGTGCAGTATATAAAGGGTCGCATGATTCCTCGCGATAGGTTTCGTGACCTATATTACGCACGCAATATGAAAGATCTTGAGGCACTGAATCCTGCGTATGAAGGACGCCTAGCAGCGGACGAACGTATCATCATTCCGTTTCGCCGTGAAGATGGCGTTCTTACTGGCGTTTCTGGTCGTGCTATGGGTAACTCATCATTGCGTTATGTAACCATACGAATCACTGATGATCCTATGGTATATGGTATGGATCGCATAAAACGAGGCATACCAATATACGTTATGGAAGGACCGATAGATAGTATGTTCATTGACAATGCTATTGCTGCTGGAGGAACGGACTTCACAAGAGCAATATATAATATTGGGTCAAAAGAAAAAATAATTTTAATTTTCGATAATCAACCAAGAAACAAACAGGTTGTTCAACGAGTCGAAACCTTTGCAAAACGTGGATATCCAATGGTTATTTGGAATAATTTATGGAAATATAAAGATATCAATGACGCTGTACTCTCAGGATGTAGTACGTCAGAAATCGCGTACATACTAAATAAAACCACGTATGATGGTCTGTCCCTGAAGTTGGCTATCCGAGACTGGAAGAAATGTTGACGCAAACGCAATGTTTGCGAACGTTATTATATTACCTAAACGCACGCACGGAGAAAAATAAAAATGTCTAATCACCTTCCCACACTTTATCAACAGTTTATTCATTTATCCCGATATTCCCGTTTTATATGGGAGCAGGGTCGACGTGAAACGTGGGATGAGACTATTAGTCGTTTCTTCAACTTCTTCGAAGAGCATCTGAAGGATAAGCACAAGCACGACATCAAGGATATTCGTAAGGAACTCGAAGATGCAGTTCTTTCACAGAAGGTAATGCCTTCTATGCGTTGCGTTATGACTGCTGGTGAAGCATTGAAGCGCGAGAACGTTGCTGCATATAACTGTTCCTATGTTGCTATCAATCGCCCACAGTCATTTGATGAAGTATTGTATATTCTTATGAACGGCACTGGCGTTGGATTCTCCGTTGAGTCTAAGGACGTTGAGCAGCTACCTCTAGTTGCAGAGAAGCATTTTGACACCGATACAACTATCGTAGTTGCTGATAGCAAACTCGGTTGGGCAAAAGGTTTGAAAGAACTGATTGGTATGCTATACGTTGGTCAGGTTCCGCGTTGGGATCTATCTAAGATTCGCCCCGCTGGCACTCCACTGAAAACGTTCGGTGGTCGTGCATCTGGTCCAGAACCACTAGACGCATTGTTCAAGTTCTGCGTTGATATCTTCAAGAAAGCAGCTGGTCGTAAGTTGACCACAATCGAATGTCATGATATCGTATGTAAGATTGCTGACATCGTAGTTGTTGGTGGCGTTCGTCGTTCTGCTCTTATTTCATTGTCAGATCTAAACGACGATCGTATGCGTGTTGCCAAGTCGGGTCAGTGGTGGCTGGATGAATCACAGCGCGCACTTGCTAACAACTCAGCGGTATATCGCGAGAAGCCAGACATGGGTCTGTTCATGGAAGAGTGGAAGTCTCTCTATGAATCTAAGTCAGGCGAGCGTGGTATCTTCAATCGTGCATCCGCAACTGCTACTGTAAAGAAGCACGGTCGCCGCGATCCTGATTATGACTTCGGCACCAATCCTTGCTCAGAAATCATTCTGCGTGATAAAGAGTTCTGTAATCTAACGGAAGTTGTTGTTCGTGCTACAGACTCAATGGAAGATCTGAAGGCAAAGGTTCGTCTTGCTGCTATTCTTGGT